TTGACATCGAGTGTTATACATTTGATAGTTTTGTAGTAATCAAGGACATTAATCGAAATGTCAAACTGTTCCACGACAAGAACGGATTCGAGGGACTGGCTCGGTTCATTCGAGGAAAAGTTATGGTCGGATATAACAACTATTTCTATGATGACCATATGCTTTGTGCAATGATGGACGGATGGAGTCAGGCTCAATTGAAAGACCTCAATGACAGAATCATCTCAGGTGAGAAACAGAAACCGAAAAATCGATTCCCGTCATTGGATTGTTTCCAGCAAATCGATGTCGGATTCCCGTCACTCAAGAAGATAGAGGGGAACAGAGGTCTCAAGATATTCGAGTCCAGTGTTCCATTTGATATTGATAGACCTTTGACGAAAGAGGAATATGTCGAAAGTGTGGACTATTGTTCTTATGACGTTGACAACACAATCGATGTCTATGAAATGAGGATTAACTCATACTTTGCACCGAAACAGAGTCTTGTTGACATGGTCGGGAAAGGTGAGAAATGGAACACAACGACTCTATCTGCGAACGCATTACTCGGGAATAAGAAACTGCCAAAATGGTCAGACATTCGCTTGAACGGTGACGACTTCTCTGACTTGTCAATGTTGGATTTAGTTCCGAATGAGGTTGTTGAATTGTGGAACTCGGGCAAGGACAAAGGAAAGGTCACGATTGAGGAGTTCGGATGTGTCATAGAGTTCGGGTTCGGAGGTCTCCACGGGGTTCACAAGTCTCACACGAAAGTCAAGAATGTGAAACTGCTGGATGTAAAATCGATGTACCCTCACATTATATTGATTATCAATGCTTTAGGTGAGTTCTCGGAGAAATACAAAGAAATCCTTGATAGACGGATAAGTGTCAAGCACCGTGACAAGGTCCTGTCTGAGGCTCTCAAGCTGATTCTCAACTCGGTTTATGGAAACCTCAAGAATCAATATTCCAGCCTATACAACCCAAAATCGGCTCTCTCAGTGTGTATCTACGGACAGATTGCTCTCTATGTGCTTTGCAAGAGACTCGCTGAGGCTGGTCACACGATTATCAATATAAACACGGATGGTGTCGGATTCGTTCCTAATCCTCACACGGACTATGTTGATATTTGGGAGGAGTGGGAAAAGGAGTTCAAACTTGAACTCGAGGAGGATTCATTCGACACATTCATTCAAAAGGATGTAAACAATTACATCGGTGTCAAGGGAGACGAAATCAAGTGTAAAGGTGGAGACGTTGCTCGATACCAGCATGACGCATTTTTCAAGAACAACTCAGCGAGAATCATGGACATCGCAATCGTTGACAACTTGCTTTATGGAAAGTCGGTCATCGATACTCTGATTGAACATCTTGACAAACCATATTTATATCAATACATCATCAAGGCTGGTCACACTTATCAAGGAACTTTTGACGGTGAGGGAAATGAATACAACAAAGTGAATCGGGTCTTTCCTACTAAAAAGAGCGATGTCTGTTTATACAAGAAACGTGCTGACGGTGGTCTTGTTCGATTCCCTGACCTACCTGAGAGAATGTTCGTGTGGAATGACGATTGTGACAAACTGGACAACTTCTCGAGGATTGTGGACCTCAATCATTATGTGACAGTAATCAATAAGAAACTTGAAAGGTGGATATAAGATGATTAAAATTCAAAGGTCGCTGGATGAAAAGACAATGAGGGACGTTGTCAATCTTTTAGAAAAAGGTCTCTATGATGTCACTGAACATCGTGTCAATCGTGAACCATTTCCTCGTCATTATCATGTCGGTTTAACTGAGGAATCAGTCGTTTTAAGAAACAGAGAATATCAAATCACAATTAAGAGAGAGCGATGGGTCTAATCCATTGCTCTTTTTTTATGGTTACTTTTTTTGTGCAAAAGGTAACCGTCAATTGATAAATAAACGTAAGACATCGAAAGGGTTGATATTATATGTTTATAGAATTTGCTCAAGGACAAAAACACGCTCTCAAAGGTGCTGACACAAGTGAGTATCATGAGGCTTTTCAAGACGCTGGTTATTTACTTAGACAAGATGATTTAATCGTTGACATTGATAATCTTGGTCATGAACCTATTCGGGAAATGATTCGGATTTTCAACATTGACACACAAGTTGTGTGGACTGGTCGAGGTGCTCACCTTTATTTCACGAAACCAAAAGGATTCAAGTCGAAATCTGAGGCTGTCTGTCCACTTGGATTCAAGGTCGAATATAAGACTAATAAAAACACACCGAACGGAATCACAATCAAGCGAGATGGAACACTGAGGGAGATTGACAACTTTGGTGAACGTCAACCTATTCCCGATTTCTTGTTCATGAATAAGAACTTTGAGAATCTGCTCGGTCTTGGTGACGGGGATGGACGGGACAACAAACTGTATGCTCACAAGTTCAAGATAATGACGATTGAGAATTACAAGAAGGTTCTCAGATTCATCAATAACAACGTGCTTGCTGAACCGTTCAGCGAAGAGGATTTTCAAAGGATTGCTCGAGAGGAAGAACTGAAAGCTGATGACGGTGAGGAATACAATGTTGCGATGTTCTTGAAACGTCAATTAAACATCGTTGAGTTCGCTGACCGTTTCTATATTTACGATGGGAAACAGTATGTCAATTGTAGCAACACCGACAACCTCAAGAGGGAAATCGCAAAGTATCTGAAAGGCAAACCGTCCCGATATATCGAGGAGGTTGCAAAACAACTGGCTCTACACCCGACCATCATTGAACAACCAGTCAAAGGGTTTGACATCAAGTTCAAGAATGGAATCCTGAGAAACGGGAAATTCATCGAGGTCGATTCCACTGAGTTCACTCCATATTATATTGATATAGAGTACAACGAGGACGCTGAACCTGTTCAAGCTGTTGACGATTATCTGAATCAATTGACCGAGGGAGATGAGGATTACACGAATGTTGTTCTCGAGATGATGGCTCACCCACTCATCACGAATGTTGAGTTCAAGAGAAAGCTGGCTCGTTTCTCAATTATAATCGGGAAAGGCGGTGAGGGTAAGGGAACACTGCTGGAAATCATCGCAAAGATTCTCGGGAAAGATAACTGTTCATATAACTCAATCAAGAAACTCCCTGATGAACGCTATGCTTATGACATCGAGGGAAAGCTGGCGAACCTCGGAGATGACATCGAGGACGCACCAATCACGAACGAGGAAATGAAAATGCTCAAGAATATCTCGACTTGTGACCCTGTCATGGTTCGTGCATTGCATAAGATGGCTCGAAACACTAGATTGACAGCGAGTTTGATATTCACATCAAATCATATGCTGAAAACACATGAGAAAGGAGACTCGTATAAAAGACGGGTTGTGTGGTGTCCTATGTTTAACAAACCTGAGAACGCTGACGCTGAAATCATTACAAAGCTGACCAGCGATGAGGCTCTTGAGTATTGGATTAAGTTGATTATGGAGGCTTATTTCAGACTCTATGAGACAAAGACATTCACTCACTCGAGCAAGGTGGACACATACACCGCACAATATCACTCAGAGAACAACACTTGTCAGACATGGGTTCAAGACCGAGAACCGAACTATTTCATCGGGAAACGTCCACCTGAGATTTACACTGAATATGAAATATGGGCGATGGAAAATGAGGGTCGTGCTCAATCTGCTCGGTCACTGAAAAACACAATCGAGGCTGAACATGGTTTAATTGTCAAGGCAAAGAAGGTCAACGGAAAGACAGCGAAAGTTTACGCTCTCCAATAAGGGGAGTGTTTTTTTTGTGCAAAAAATTGAACGGTCTTGATAAATAAGAAGAACACGAAAGGAGAGATTCGATGATTCGCATTGCTTTAATGGGTTACGCTCGGAGTGGGAAAGACACGGTCGCTGAATTTATCACTGATTATCTTGAACCTAAAGGGCATGGTTACACTCGACGAATGGCTTTCGGTGACGTTCTGAAAGCGAGATTTCATGACGCTTTCCCTGAGATTCCTGAGGACCCGAAACCTCGTGAGGGATATGAGAAGTTTGGTCAACTTGGTCGAGACTTAAAACCTACCATGTGGATTGACTCACTCGCTGTCGAGTTAGCTGGATGGACTGGTCTGTATAAAAACTTTGTCATTAGTGACTTGAGACAGCCGAATGAGGCTCAATGGTGTCGTGAGAACGGGTTCATCATTATCCAAGTGTGGTCACCTGACAAAATGAGAGAGGTTCGGAGTGGTAATGATACAACGTTCAACTCTGTCAACACGTCTGAAAAGAATCTTCATTTGATTGATTCTGATTATACAATTTACAACATCACCAACCTCGAGGATTTAGAGGAACAGGTCGAGGAAGTATTGGAGGCGATTATTCATGAAAAGTCTATTAATAGAGGAAATGAAAAGAGCAATTGAAATCATGGAGAGTAAGGATGAACTCAAAAGGACGTTCACGGTCAATGACGGTCGTTATCCTTATCAAACGACTGACAAGGACATTGTCGAGTTGTTCCAGCTTTTCAAGTTGATTCGGAGGCACACTGGAAAAATAGAAAAGGAGAGTTTTGAATGATAAACCTTGTACCTAAAATTCACACGACCAATAGGTTCTATATATTGTACTGGCTCGGATATGAATTGGTAATTCAGAGAGGGGGTTCAAGATGATTAAGATAATAACTGGTGTCATGGGTTCGGGAAAGACTGAGAGACTTATCGAGGAGATTGAAAAATGTGACCAATCTTATCTCGTATTGAAACCATCTACTGATACCCGAAACGGTGCTTTTGTCAAGACGAGAGCACACAATCGGACTCATCCAGCGGTTCTCATTGATGAGAGTAATCCTCAGGTCCTTGACCTGTTGTTCACGGGAATGAATCATTATGACTTTGTATTCATTGATGAGGTTCAGTTTTTCAGCAAACCATTCATTGAGAAATTGGTCTTTGAATGTTTTTGGAGTCGAACTCGGATTGTTGCAAGTGGACTGACAAAGGATTTCAAAGGTGAGGCTTTCCCGTCCATGAGAACCTTGTGGTCAAAGACAAAAGATGTTGAGATTCTGAAAGGTCACTGTTTCCATTGTGGAAATGACAAAGCGATGATTGATGTCATGATGGACAAGTTCGACACCATCTTGACCGAGGGTGAATCTGTTCAGATTGAGGGAGAAACAAAGAACCATTATGAGACCCTTTGTCCTCCCTGTCATGAGGTTTTAAAATGATTCGGTTGTCGGAGGTGTTTATCAATGGATAAGATTTTTTCAAATCCTGATATGAAAGGTTCTAATATTGTCCGAGATTGTTCGGGAATACCTGTTTATAAACGAGCAAATAGAGACAGATATTTTGAAAAAGAGAAAACGAGTAAACCTTTGAGTGTTGAGGAGTGGTTAAAAAAACAAGACGAGTTATACAGAAAGCAAGTCGAAAGAGACTCTAAACCTAAATGGTGGGAGAAAAATGATTAAACTGTTGCTGATGGGTGGGTTATTGTTTCCCACTCCTCAGCCTATTCCAGTTCCTAAACCAGCACCGATTGTGTTCAAGGTCGCACCCTCAAAATACGACCTATCTTGGATAGCTGGACAAGGGACTGCATATTACAACGGACATGACAGAATGAACGGAGAAACGGGAATCACTGCGAGTGGTTACGACCTAGACAACGGAAAAATATTCAAAGGGTATCGTGTTCTAGCTGGTGACCAGTCTTTCCCACTCGGGACACTGATTGATATTAAACTGAGTAATGGTGAGGTGATAAATGGTGTTGTATTGGACAGAGGTGGTTCGGTTCATGGGTATCATTTTGATATTGTCTTTGACAACCTTGAGGATTGTCTTTCATTCGGTCGTCAGGAAATTCAGTGGCAAGAGGTCGGGAGAATAGATGTGCGATAGAAATATATGACGACACAAAGGAAGGTGAGAAAATGGAATATGTCTTTGTTGTTTTTAGGATATTTCCAACAGGAGAACTTGAATTTTATAACATTCAAAGCACCGAAGAAAAAGCAATTGAGTGGATAAAGAAGTATGGAAAACATGGAACGTTTACTTACGAAGAATATCCAGTTCATTGATGAACGATTCGAATAAACGGTGACAAATTGACTAGAGGCTCACATGAGTCTCTTTTTTTTATTTTCAATAGGTGGTATATTTGACTAAAAACTAAAAGGGGAAATCAAAGATGTCATATTCTCAAGTGTTGTTCAAAGGGTGGAAACTTCATTTATTTCTATGGGTCATATCGTTCGGGTTGTATTTTCCTATTTGGGCAACTATCGTCTTGTGGAGGTTTACTCATTATAGACTATTACCATCATGGTCTCGTTTCTTTGGTGGGTCATACGGAAAGTGATTCCTGTTCATCGGGAATCTTTTTTTATACTTTTTTCGGTTCATTAGTTGACGGTGTTGATTAAGTGGTGTATATTAATAGAGTACCAAACATCATATAACTTAAACGAAACGGGGAAAAGAAATGACAATCAACAACCAAGAAAGAGAAAGCCTTTTGTTCCACTGCTCACAAATGTTCAACCATCTGAATCAAGTGAAACGGTCATACCTATACCACACCGAGAACAAGTTCTCACAAACTGAGAACTATGAACTCCAAGTTTACAAATACTTAGCGAAATTAGAAATCCAACTCAGAGGTTTACAAAAAGAAGTCAGGATGATAGCTGGACAAACAGACCAACAAGAAGAAAGTAATTAAGTCGAAACGGGTGAGAGCAGTCTCACTCGTCAGGGTGAGTGGTTCTCATCCTCTGATGATGACAGCCAAAAGGAGAGACGTGGATGGTTAAATGTCAATTGTGCGAGGCTCAGACCGATGAACTCATTGAGATTATGATTGAGAAAGATTGGGAGTATTTAGTTGTTTATAACGTTTGTGAACATTGTCAACCATTAGTCGAAAAAGGAGAGATATAAATGATTTTTACAATACTTGCTGAGGTTTTAATGATGATGTTTGGGAGGAATATGAAATGATGACAGTTCTTGAGTTTATGATGTGGGTGGCTTTTACGGTGTGTCCTGTTTTCTATTTTTGTATGAGAGGTGAATCAAGATGAGTCGAGTGTGGATTTTAGACTATGAACCGACTGACGAACGATATGAACAGATTGAACTTGACATCGTTGAGGGTGAACTGGTCAATCCTTTTGAAAAGATAGCAAAGTGAGACATCCTGACGGGTGTCTTTTTTTTATTTATTTAGGATTCATTAGTTGACGTTCATTTTAAAGGTGTGTTATAATCGATTATAGAAAGTTAATAATCAAATATAAAGGATGATGAGAGATGAAAAAGAAAAAAGAATGTATGGTATGCGGTAACACTAAAACGTCTGAACTGGAACTCGAAACACTTTACTCAGACGGTGACGGAAACGAGGACGAAATCAAAGAATATATCTGTAAAGAAAATAAAGGTTGCAATGCTTAAAGTCGAAACGGGGTGAAAGCCTCGTCTGAGGTAGGGTGATAACCTTCTCACTGATGAGACAAATCGAGGGAGAGATTGATTAAAAATGACAAGAAAACATAAAAACTATATCGGAATCAGAGACATGGTTCTCAGGCTGATTGACGAACAGATTGATTTCACGTTCAAAGCTGGGACCGATTCACTGAACGAGGACAGAATCACGGTCGGGAACTATTGGATTGTGAACACTGGTCATGATGAGTTCTACATCGCACCAGTCAACAACTGGACGAACGGTGAACACTTTGACCTCAATGAAACAATCGGAGCAATGACAGAACACGCATAAGAGGTTTAGTCCATCTTGAAAAATAGATGGACTTTTTGACGTTCATTAGTTGACTTTCGATAAAAAATCATTATAATGAATAATAGATAGTTAATCAATGGAGGTTGTTAAAATGAAAATCAATCACAATCAAGTTAGAGGATTCCATGAATGGGTGAAAGCAAACAGAACTGACACCGATGGGAAAATATATGGATGGAGTAACACTTATTATGAAATCACGGTCGATGGTGAATATGTTTGTGAAGTGTTCGAGGGAGAACTAAAAGCAACTATTCAAGACAGTAAAACAAAATCGAACGGTATGTGGTGGGTCGCTGTTGTTGATGGTCAAACGGTCGGAAACGGATTCAAATCACGCAAAAAAGCAATCGAGTTTGTGATTGCAAATGGGAGAGATTGAGATGAACATGGAACTTGTGAAATCAATAGTCGCTTTAGCTGACACTTACAAAGTATTGAGAAAGACAGAAAAAGAAATCGCTGAGAGTCAAATGGTCAAAGATTTAGCAAAAAGATACAAAATCAAAGCTGTTGACATCGCTGAAAGAATCACAACTGTCATCAAACGTATGGAAAAGAAAGAGGGAAGAACTGAGACACTCTGAAAAGGGTGTCTTTTTTTCGTCAATTGGTTAATCTTTCTAAAATATATCAATTCACTAGTTGACCGAGTTTTGAGATACATGATATATTAATTATAGATTTAATAATTTAATAGTTGAAAGGTTGAAGATAGATGAATCTAATCCATGAGTTCACAACCAGTGAGAGTCGTGTCGCTCTATACGAAACAGAGAACCATCCTGAGAAGTTCCTTGTATTGTTCGATTGGGACGGGACAATCTATAAACACAACTATATTACATACAGAGACGCATTAGAGAGACTCAGGTCGAACATTAGTCAATTAGAAATCGAAACAAACTAAAGTCAATGAAACTAAACTAGGGAGAGATTAAAAGATGGAAAAAGGTGTTTTAGGTAAAACTCGAAAATACAAAAACGGTTCAATCCATGAGAACGCAAGTGGAAAGTTCATGATTCTTGATAGATACCAAGGTGAGGACGGAAAAGCATGGTTGAAATATCAATGGTTAAACGGGATGAGTGAGGGCAAGGTTGAGGAAAACAAAGAGGAGAATATAAACGCAAGTCTTTACAAATTCAAAGTATCTCGGGGAATTAAAGAGTCGATTGAGATGGATGATAGTGAAGTTGTAACACCTAATCAGATTTTTCAACTAGTAGAGGATAACAATAGAATTTTAAACATATTTGAGGACAATAGAACTGGATTAATAAATGAATTGAAAAGACTAGAGGATAAAGTTAGTGAACAACAAACTCAAATAGAAAAACTATTACTGATACTTAATCAGAATCAAAAGACAATGGACATGATACTCACTCAAACAACTTTAGTGAACAAGCTGGTGGACAAACTTTAATCGAGTTTGTCTTTTTTTGTGCAAAAACCCATCTCCTCATGATAGACACAACAAGGAGGTGAACTCATGCTCAAATCCTGTCAATACTGTTCACGGGTGCATGATAGGACGTTTCAATGTCCTCAGAAACCTGTCAGGAAGAAATTCAAAAAGACTGACGCAAATGATTTCAGAAACACTTGGTCATGGAAAAAGAAATCAAAAGAAATTCGTCAGAGAGACCAAGGTCTTTGTCAAATCTGTTTGAGGTTGTTGTATAACACACAAAAACAATATACATTCGACACGATTGGTGTTCATCACATTGAACCTTTACATGAGAACGTCTCGAGAGGACTGGACAATCGAAATCTGCTCTCAGTGTGTGAATATCATCATCATATGTGTGAGGACGGTGAGATTCCGAGAGAGGAACAGTTTGCAATCGCTCGGGAACAAGAGGATAAAAACAATCTCTAGGAGGGACACCATGAAAGACATCAAGAAATCACCTGTCATCGTCACCAGCAACAAACCGAACTTGAAACTGATTGCTCAACAATTGAACACATTAAAAGTCGGGTAACGGGGAATATTGAACTTGAGGAGGATGATTCAATGTTCGTTAAAGGTACGGTTTTGATTGAGTTTTCAGTCGATGTCGGAACAGAGGACATTTCAACGAGTTCTATGACAATTCAAGAGTCAGACAGGCTCTTGACCGAGGCAATAAACACGAAATTACCATCGGGTTTTGAGGTTCTGAACGATATTTGTGTAAAAGAAACTAGAAAAGACACTCATTGAGTTTGAGTGTCTTTTTTATTTATTCTCTATATTGAATATTTATGCTTGGTGGGTATTTTTCAAGGGTGTCATTGAACTGATGACTCCTAAACTTGTAATTGTCAGGTAAGTATCTTTCATATTTAATATGGTCGATAATATGCTTGAGAAACTTGTTTTGAGTCTGTAAATCAAGGTCATTAAAGTGGTCTATCGTCTCGATGGTGCTCTCTATTCGTTCAACATTGGTTTGATTACTCAGGTGAGCAAGTTGTTCTCTGATGACCTTTATTTTGAGTTTGATGTCCTCTGATTCCTTCTCGAGTGCGTCTTTTCGTGTTTTCAGCTTGTCCTTTTTAATCAACCCATCGAGAGCGAGGTCATCAAGACGGTCGTCCTCGATGTCTATGTCTTTTAATCGCTTGTCATACGCTCTCAGGTCGTTTTCTAGTCGTTTCTTTGTGTCATCGCTGTTGTTGGTCTGTAACTTCTCAAGTTCGTCTCTGAGTGCGTCTCGGTGCGTCCTGAGGTCATTGATGACAGCCTCCTCGATTACTGAGGCAATAATTCCACTGTTGCGACACGTTGGAACTCCATTCTTTCTATTGTCGCAACTCCTAATCATCACCTTTTCACCTCTATTAAACGCAAATCTCAATCTGATTCCACACGTTGCACACCTGACGAGTCCCGTGAGACAGCTTTTGACATATCCTCGAGTGTGACTCTTGTTTAGCGTTCGTCTTTCCATTTCTTCATTCGCTTTTATAAACAACTCAAGAGGGACAATTGCTGGACAAGCGTCCTCGATTTCAATGGTCTCAGTGACCTCACCTCGCTTGTTTTTCGGTCGGAGTGTTATTGTACCGATGTATGTTTTATTCCTCTGTATGTCCCGAATATGAGCGATAGGGAATGCTTTTCCTGTCTGTGTGCGATAACCTCTTTCGTTCAACTTGTCCGATATGCTTCGAGCACCAAAACCGTCTGCTGATAACTGAAAGATGAATCTCACAATCTCAGCCTCATCCTCATTGATTTCCAGTTCTCGGGTCTCAGGGTTGCGAATATATCCGATTGGTGGTTTTCCAGTGGTATATTGACCTTTTCTGAATCGGTCAACCTTTCCGTTCTTCAATCGTCTTTTAATTTGCTTATGTTCCCACTTTGCGAACAGTGATTCAAGTCCAAACATCATCTCATCAGACTCGTTGTCAAAATCATAGGTCTTGTTCAGTGTTATGACCTCAACATCGTTTAACCATAATATTTGTTTGACTTGTGCGTTCTCTTGGTCGTCACGTCCAATCCTGTCCACTGCGTCCGTCAAGATGGAATCATACTGCTCTATGTTGTCCAGCAAACTCTTGAGACCTTCTTTGTATTGGTCTCCACCAATCAGGTCCTCATAGATGTCATACTGTCTGTTCATCTCCTCAGCTTTACGGATTAACCTTGACCTCATTATCTCAAAGGTGTCACCAGTCTTGTCCTCTCTTGATTTCCTCAGGTAGATGGCAAGCCTCTTATCCATGTGGTATCATCTCCTTTATATAGATAGTATACGTTCGATGTCACAAGATAATTCAGATGAATCGAAACTATCTTATGACATCCATATTCTATCACGATTGTCAGGGTCGAGACAATTATTTCAACGGTGTCAGGGGATAAATAAATTGTACGGTGTACGCTGTCAGGCTTACATAACGGTGTCTCTTTGACTCGGTTTATTCTCAGGCTGTCACAGTATTCGTGAGGTGTGGACGGGTACTGGTCCATGTGCTGTCATCGTGTGTGTCGATGGTGTGGGGAGGAGTGCTGGTCATGTGTTATTGTAGTGTAGAAAATAATTGGAATTAATCGGGTCATCTGAATTGTGTACGGTATATGAACAATTCTGACATCTGTCATCATCCTTGAATTGTGTGTCAATCAGACACTATTCTAAATGTTTTATTCATTTTTTTACTCCCCCCCTACTTTTCTGACAATTCTTTCGTCCTCCTCCTACACCCACGCAACTCCTTGACGTGTTTTTTTTTCCCGAAATGAAAAAGCGTCAAGGGAAGTCCCTTGACACTCGATTCAACACGCTCGTCTCATCTTGCTCAGGATGTCAGAATCCTTGATAAGATACTTGAGAACATAAAAAAAGACAAATCCAAGATAGTCATCGAACCCGTTTTCAATAGCCTCGGTGAAATCAGGAATGAATCCATTCTCAACAAGTGCTTTCATGTATAGTTTACAAGTGGGATAATCGAGTGTCATGTTCCCTAACACTTCAAGAACATACTCGTAAGGGTCTTGACTGTTTCCCTCTGTTTGCCAACCAAACAAAATCTGTGATTCTAATTTTTTCAACATCATATATATAATTTCTCCTTTTGCCGAAAGGTTAATGTGATTTTCATTTTGTTCATCGTTTGTTAATCAAATCTTAATGTAATATTACAATCATTACAAAACGATGTCATTGGATAAATGTTGGTAATTAATTAGTGTGTTAAAGTGCTCAATCTTTGACGGTAACCTTTGACTCGGAATCGGTAACGATTCGGTAACGGCAGAAATCCAGCAATAGCAAGGGTTTGAATATATAAGTTCCTTATTTACTTTAGTTACCTTAAAAATATATAAATATATATAAAATAGAAACATCCTCATGTTCTTTAGTCAAAATAAAATATCCTCGTTTTTAGGTGGTTTTCAGTAACTCCTTACTCTCCCTTGACTTCTGACGTTCTCTGACGGTGGCGAAACGGGAACGAAAATGGTGACCTCAAATTCCCTCTTGACTTTTTCAACTTTTTATGATTTTCTTTGTGCAAAATTCGGGTTTTACTTGATATATAAACATAAGGACTTTCACTGATGACAATACAATCAAAGACCGATTTCTCACTCTTGATTGATAGCTGACCACGGGTTGATTGTGGTTCACGGTGAGGGTCTTTTTATTATGGACAGTGAAGGTCAGCGAAAGGTTTTCAATATGTCTACCTTTCATGTGGGTTCGATTCCCACCTACTGTCCATCATCTTTAATTCGGAGGTGAGGACACTGGCTCGTCCTAGCAAACCTGTTGACGTTCTATCAAAGAACTTGACCAAGGAAGAATACAAGGCAAGGAAAGAACATGAGGCTCGGTTAAAAGGTGACGATGACATGATTGTCCCGTCCGATTATCTGAGTGACACACAAAAGGAAATATTCTATTCAATAGTAGAACACATGAAAGCAAGCAACATCTTGTCAAACATCGATGTTCACTTGCTGTCAGCATATGCGGTCGCTGTGGACCGTTTACAGTGGATTGATTCTCACATCAATCGAGACCCTGACCAAATGTTAAACAGAGAGGTCATGTCAGCGAGAAAACAACACATGGATGATTTTAAAAGGTTATCCAATGAACTCGGATTCTCTCCTCAGTCTCGGGCAAAACTCGGGAACATCAACCTCTTGAAGAAAGAGGAGGAGGCTGACCCACTTCTCAAGGTCTTGGGTGGTGGTAAAGGTTGATTCAAGAACATAAGAGTTATCAATATGCCTCTGATGTCGTGAATGGTGATATAAACGCACCTAAATATGTAATCATGCAATGTCAGCAATTCTTGGACATCGCAAACGGTCTTGATGACAAGTACATGATTGATGAGAACAAGGTTGACATGATTGACAATCTACTGAGATTGATGAAAATGGCAAAAGGTCTGAACGCTGGTGACTCAGTTTACAACTGTATCGCTGGATTTCAAGCCTTTTTTATCGTGTCCGTACTTTGCACCGTCCATCGTGACCGACCTGACAAGAGACGGTATGAGACAGCAATCCTTGAGATATGTCGTAAAAACGGGAAAACATGGTTGATAAATATCATTTTCTTGCTGTTGTTTTTACTTGAACCCAAGTTCAGTAAATTCTATTCGGTCGCACCTGACGGGTCCCTGAGTCGTGAGGTTCGTGAGGCAATCAGAGAGACAATCTCGGTCACACCTTCACTGAGCGACAAGTTCAAGGTTCGGAGAGATGACATCGAGTGCAAAATCACTGAGAACAAATACATTCCTCTGAACTACTCGACCAGTCGTCTTGATGGTAAATTACCATCCGTGTTCTTGGTTGACGAGACTGGTGCATTGCCCAACCCTTATCCAATAGAGGCGATGAGGTCGGGACAATTGACGGTCCTAAACAAATTAGGATGTATTATCTCGACAAAATATCCTACTGCTGACAATCCGTTCGAGGATGAAGTCATGTACGCAAAAAAGGTATTGAACGGAATGGTTCACGATGAGAAAGTCTTTTCTCTACTATATGAACCCGACAACGTCAAAGACTGGATGTTCGATGACAGTATATTGGAACAATCGAACCCTCTTGCTTTAGAAGTTCCCGAGATTATGGAGGACTTAAAGAACAAGAGACAGGTCGCAATCGAGGTCATGAGCAAGCGTGAGAACTTTGTGACAAAACACTGCAACATTGTCTTTCAAGGTGTTGGAACTGCCTCATATGTCGATATAAACGACCTACAAAGAGGAAAAATTGACTCCTTTGACTGGCGAAACCGTTCTGTTTGGTGCGGTTTGGATTTATCTCTCACAAATGATAACACATCGGTCAGTTTTGTTACTGAGGAGGATGGAAAAATCATCGCTGAGTCATTCGCTTTTATTCCTGAGGACAGGATTCCTGAGAAAAACAGGTCCGAGAAAATCAAATATGAGGAGTTCATTGGGGCTGGTAAATGTTTTGCGTGTGGAGATATGACGATTGATTATGGGTTTGTTGAGGATTTTATTTTGCAAATCGAGAGGAAATTCGGTGTGACCATTCAAGGGATTGCTTATGACAGATACAATGCGTTGTCAACTGCTCAACGTCTCGAGCGAGAGAGTTCGGGTTTTAAGGTTGTAGAGATGAAACAACATAGTTCGGTACTACACGCACCGACCAAGCTGATTCGAGAGAAAATTATGTCGGGCGACTTTCATTATACAGAAAATAAACTACTCGAAATCAATTTTCAGAACTCTCGGGTTGTCGAGGATAACAATAGAAACCTCTATGTCAACAAGAAAAAGTCGAACGGTAAGGTGGACATGGTCGTCAGCCTTATAAATGCGGTCGCATTAATGCAAATCGATGTCATTTTCAATGCTGACTCGGATTGGGGAGCAATGGTCATATAAGGGAGGTGATAAATGAATGGCATGGTGGAACAGAAAACCTCAGGTCGAAAAACGGGACAACAATATTCCCACAATCGAGGATATTTTACTCGGTGCGGTTCTTGACCCGTCATCAATCACGAAAGACCAAGCGATGTCAATTCCAGCGGTCGCAATGTGTGTGAATCTTATCTCTGACACGGTCGCAAGTTTACCAATCAAACTCTATCAAGAGGATGAGACAAAGGAGAAAGTCAAATGTGTTGACAACGACCCACGGGTCAAGATGTTGAACTTGGACACTGGTGACACGCTCAACGGTTATCAAATGAAAAAGGCTCTCATAGAGGACTTTTTAATGTACGGTGCTGGTTATGTTTACATCAACCGACAAAGGAACAAAGTCAAAAGTCTTAACTATGTGAGCAATCTTCAAGTGTCGGTCAGGATTGACCCGAACCCGATATTTAAAAAGAATACTATCCTTTGTTATGGTGGCGAGTACAAAGATTGGGAGTTCATCAAAATCACTCGCAAGACGAAAGACGGTGCAAGTGGAATCGGAATCATTTCCGAGAACAACAAACCTCTTTCAATCGCTCTAAATACGATGTTGTTCGAGGACCTTCTCTATAGGACTGGAGGGCAACGCAAAGGATTTTTGAAAAGCAAAACAAGGCTTTCACCGAGTGCGATGACTGAATTGAAAAGTGCTTTTAAAAATCTCTATGCGAACAATAGTGACGGTTCAAATGTGGTCGTGCTCAATGACGGTCTCGATTTCCAAGAGGCAAATAATAGTTCGACTGAACTTCAACTCAACCAAAACAAAATAACGAACGCTCAAGAGATTGCAAAGATTTTCGGTATTCCGACCGAGTTGATGAATGGAAAGGCAACTGGAGGAAACGAAATCCTTTATGACACATTCGTCAAAATGGCAATTTTACCAGTTTTAAAGGCTTTTGAGACTGCTCTGAACAAAGACCTTCTTTTGGACAAAGAAAAAGGGTCTTTTTATTTTGCTTTCCAAGTTGAGGAACTGCTCAAAGGAGACATCGAAAAGCGTTTTAATGCCTACGAAAAGGCGGTCAAAAACGGGATTTTCCAAGTCGATGAGGTGCGAAAGAAAGAGAATTTAGAACCTCTTGGTCTAGGATTCGTCAAGTTAGGTCTCCAAGATGTGCTCTATTTCCCTGACAGCAAACAGGTTTATACACCTAACACGAACAAACAGGTTGTCATGGGTGAGACTCCTGTTGACAACACAATTGATGTTCCAGCGGACAATCAAAACGTCCCTAATGAGGACAATCAGAGTGTTCCAAGCGAGCAAACCTCTATTAAAGGAGGTGAAAACACGAATGAAAGTGGAAATTCGCAATGATAGTGTCGTCCTTTCGGGATATGTCAATGTCGTTTCTCGAGATTCAAGGGTTTTACCATCTGCTCGAGGTAAGTTCATTGAACAAATCGAACCGAGAACCTTTGAAAAGGCTTTAGGACGGACCGACAATGTTGACCTATTGTTCAACCATCGAGAGGACAGGAAACTCGGGTCAACTGCTCAGGGAAATCTTGAACTATTCGAGGATTCAATCGGGTTGCGAGCAATATGCACCGTGACCGATGAGGAAGTCATCAATAAAGCAAAAAACAACGAACTCAGAGGGTGGTCTTTTGGGTTTATTTGTCGTGAGGACAAATGGGTCGATGGTGAGATTCAAAAACGTTATGTCAGTGACCTTGACCTGTTGGAATGTTCAATCCTCGATATGACACCAGCTTACATCGCAACATCAATCGAGTCCCGAGGTGAGGAAACGGTCGTCACTGAACAACGATTCGAGGCTGTTGAGACAGAGGTTGAGGTTGCTGAGGAAAAGCAAGAGGAAGTCAGAGTCGAACCAATCGACTATTCGGACCTACAAAATTTCATTTACATCAAACGGAGGTAATCAAATGAAAGCATTAATCGAACAACGCAATGAAAAGCTGGACAAGCTGGACGCAATCCTTGAGAAAGCACAAGGCGAAACTCGTGCATTTTCCGAGGAAGAAATGAAAGAAGTTGAAGGCTTAAAAGCTGAGATTTCTGCAATTGACAAATCTATCAAACTACAAGAAGAAAGTCGAGGTCTTGAAAAAATGGAAATCAAAAACCCTGAGGTTCGCTCTGCTGAGGAAATTCGTGCTGAGGAAGTAGCAAAAGAAGAACGTGCATTTTTAGACTACTTGAAAGAAGGACGTGCAACTGGTGGTCTTGCTGTTGCTGGTCAAAACGGAGTAACTATCCCACTTTCAATCAGTTCAAAAATCGTTGAAAAAGTTGTAAACATGTCAAACCTAATCCAAAAAGTGACTGTTGTGAACACAACTGGTGACCTTTCTGTTCCTGTGACAGACTTCACTCAAATCACTGCTGGTTATATCACTGAGTTTGCAACAATCACAAACTCAAACTCTGCTTTCTCAAACATCGTGTTAAAAAACAACATCATCGGTGTTCTTTCTCTTGTTGGTCGTTCAATGTTGAACCGTGCTGACTTCGATGTTCTGAACTATGTGGTCAACCAAGTTGCAACTGCTTTAGTTTACTTCATCGAGGGAGAATTAATCAAAGGTACTGGTGGCGCTGGTAAATTAAACGGTCTTGCTCAAATCGGTGCTGGTCAGGTCCTAACTGGTGCAACAACTTTAGTGATTGATTCTGCTGAACTTGTAAACTTGCAAATGAAGTTACCTCAGCAATATATCGGGTCTGCTGAGTGGTTAATGCACCCGAACACGCTCGCACAAATTCAATCCTTGAAATCAACAACTGGTCAGTTCTTAATGGGTAACACACTTTCTGAGGATGGAAAGTACATGCTTTTAGGTCGTCCAGTGAACTTGTCTGACCAAATGCCTCAAATCGGTGTGAACGCTCTTGAAATCTACTTCGGAGACTTCACTGGTTTATGGGTGAAAATGACTAAAAACGTTGAGTTTGACGTTCTTCGTGAAAAATATGCTGATGTTTACGCATACGGAATCACTGCATTTATGGAGATGGACAGTTCCATCGTCGAGGCTCAAAAAATCGTTGCTTACAAAGGTAAGTAATGAAAACGGAGGGAGATTCGTCTCCCTCTTTTATTATCTTTTGGAGGTGACAAACAATGAGACCATTCAAAGTATTAAAATCTTTTGACTCTGTCTATCTGAGTGGAGTCGAGGGTCAGGTTGTCACAAACATTCCTCTTGATGACTACACATTCAGCAATTGGGTCGAAAACGGTTTGATTGAGGAGGTCGTTGTTGATGAAACTCAGTCAAGTATCAATTAACGAACTCAAACAATATGCGAACGTTTACCACAATCTCGATGACAACTTATTCACCGCAATTCTAGTCGCTGGAAGGACGTTTATCAGTTCTTACACTGGACTACCTTTGACAACAACTGACGGAACTGACAACTGCGACAACTATGAGGACCTCACAATCGCTCTATATTGTTTGTCTGCTGAAATGTATGACAATCGAGCGATGATTGTCGATAATGACAAGTTAAACTTTGTCATCAAGACGATTCTTGATTCTCATTCAGTCAATTTGGTGTAGGTGATATTTATGAGACGGATAAACGCTGGAAAGTATCGACAACCTATCACAATTCAAAGCAAGTCCTTGACTGGTCAAGATTCTTATGGAGGTTCATCTGAGGTATGGTCCACTTTTATGAGTGTAAGTGCTGGAATCTTCCCACTGACAGGAACAGAGAAATTTCAAGCTGATGTCATCACCGCTGAAATCACTCATCGGATTCACATGAGATATATTCCGAGTGTCAGTCCTGAGATGAGAATCATTTTTGGTACTCGAGTTTTTTACATCACATCAATCGTCAACCTCGAGGAGAGGAATGTTGAACTTCAACTCTTTTGTAAGGAGATTGTCAAATGAGCAACTATCCACACATTCAAGGTTATGACGATTTAATGTCGATGATGGAAGAACTTCAAAGGTCTCCCAAACAAGCAATCAAGGCTGGTGCTTTGAAAGCTGGACGGATTATCAGAAATGAGGTCAAGAGAAAAGCTGGTTCACACTCGAGGACTGGAAACCTCAAGAGAGGATATGTTCTTGTGAACGGAAAGGTTCGTTCAAGTACAAAGTTCTTCGTTGACATCAAGATGAATCCTGAGATGAATGGAATCTTTCAAAAACCGATTAATCCTGACAAACTTGGTTCTCGAGGTGGACAAACAAGAGCACCTTATGGGTATTATCCCGAGTCTCTTGAGAGTGGATTTCACGACAAATCGGGGAAAAAGACAGAGGGGCAACACATCATGGCAAAGGCTTTTGATGAGGTCGCTACTGAGGCTGAGGAGGTCATGGTCTCGACCATTGCTGATAAGGTCAACAAAATTTTAGAAAGACAACGAGCGAGGGGGTAAACGATGTATTTTGAGGAGGCTCTAGTCGTTGAACTCGGTTCAATCTCGGGTCTGAGCAATAAGGTCTTTCCTATCACTGCAATTGAGGGAACTGTTGCACCCTATGTCGTTTATGTATCGTCTGAGGGTGTTGCTGAAAAAGACCTTGAAGGTTATGACCTTTTGAGAGAGATTGATTGTGAGATTCATATAGTCAGTAACTCATATGCGGAAATGAAATCCTTGACTCGCTCTGTAATCTCAACGATTCAGAGTTTTCAAGGTCGGGTCATCGGTGGAACTGACGGGGTCATGATTTATGATGTGACTCTCGATAATCCACATGAACAATGGAACAATGACCTGTTTCAATACATTTGCATTTTACCTATCACGGTAAAAATTTAAATATAAGGGGATGGAATAAATGGTAGCACCAGCAACGGGAATTATCACTGTCGCTCAAGGAACTACAATCAAAAAAGGTGCGACAAAAATTGCAACTCTGACAGGGATTGACGGTCTTGACGTTCAATTAGAAACTATCGAAACTACGGTTTTGGATTCGACTGGAAATTATAAAACGTACACGGCTGGTATGAAGGACGCTGGAGAAATTTCAATAAAAGGTCGATTCAACTACACTGACCACAACACCCTGTATGCGGACCTAGACGCTGGAACGGTGAACGCATACACAATCGAGTTCCCTGACAAAGGGACAACGACTGGAACTCAGTGGACTTTCAACGCTCTTGTAACTGGATTCAAGACCACATCTGAAATGGCTGGATTGGTAGAGTTCGAGGCGAAATTGAAAATTTCAGGAAAACCGAGTCTTGTATCACCAGCTTAATAATTGATTTATTGACAATCTTGGGAGGTTCGTTCCTCCCTTATTTTTATAATTCGGGAGGATGACTCACAATGGCAAAATCAACATTAACGGTAATTAAATTAGATAGAAATCGCTTCGTAAAATTCGGACACCTTGCTCTCAAGAAATTGTCTGCTTTAACTGGAAAAGGTCTCGATGAACTAGACTTTGAAAATTTCTCATTCGATGACATCGAAACTATTTTATTCTGTGGTCTTTTGTCTGACGCAAAAGCAAACAACGAGGTTCTGAAACTTGAGGACATGGAGGACCTACTTGACCAAGCTGATTCATATCAAGACATCATCAAGGCAATGGGTGACGCAATGAACAAGGCTTTCAGTAACGGTGAAAAAGAAAAAAACTAAACACGGACAGCAACGATGAAACCGATTCCTCTCATCTTGATTATTTTGAAGAAAGTTTCAAGGTTGCTGTCCGATTAGGTTTGTCAATTGCCGAATATGACGAAATGACTCCTTTGGAGTTAGACACATTTGCAAAGGTCATGTCAGAAAAATTCGACCAAGAACGTGAGGACAAGGTGACTCTTGTTTGGCTCGGTGAATATTTCCATCGAACTGAAAAACTCCCTCCGCTTAGTGAGGTTCTAGGTAAAACAGACGAGGGGATGACTGATGACCAAATGCTCGAAAATGTCAAGAAACTAAACGCTCTGTTCGGTGGAACAACAATCAAAGGAGATGAAAATTAATGGCTGTTTTACGGAATCTGATTGTTCGTGCTGGCGGTGATTTCTCTCCTTTACAACGTGAAATGAGACGAACTCAGACTCAAATGAGAGACTTTGGTCGAACGACTGAAACCTCCATGAGAACAGTATCTCGAGGGGTAGAAAACTTTCGAGGTGGATTCGAGAGGAGTGTCATGGGTCTTGCTGAGGCTTTAGGACCTGAGACAATGGGAATCTCTATTGCTGTAGGTGCATTGGTGACCGCTGTCACTGGTGGTGTCGAGTCAGCGATGGAACTTGAAACAAGTATCGCTCAGATAAACAACACGCTCGGTCAAAGTGCTGAGGATTTCCGAAATTGGGCGAACGTTGTCGGTGCGAGTTTTGGATATTCCGAGAAAGACGCAATGTCGGCTGGTGCTACCTATTCAAACTTAATCACTGGATTCAGTGACGGGACTGAACAGGTGAAACAGAGAACTGAGGACTTGATGAAAGCAACTGCTGTTATCTCCTCAAGAACTGGTCGGTCAATGGAGGACGTGACCGAAAGGATTCGCTCAGGTTTACTAGGTAACACGGAGGCGATTGAGGACCTTGGTGTCAACGTGAATATCGCAATGATAACCTCGACCAACGCTTTCAAGAAACTCGCAAACGGTAAACACTGGGCACAATTGAACTTTAAAACTCAGCAACAAATTCGACTCATGGCAATCCTTGAACAAACGAACAAGAAATATGGAAACTCCCTTGCTGACACTGCAACAACCGCAATGCAAAGGATGAAAGCTGAATGGTCGAACATGGTGTCGAACTTTGGTTCTATGTTCCTTCCTGTTGTCAAAGTGGTTTTCAACGGTCTAGCTGGAATCTTCCATTTTTTCGCCACAATTACCAAGTTTGTCTCAACTTTTGTCAAGGCTCTTTTCGGATATAAAGACCCTCCAATCGCAACCAACGCACAAACCAAGAACATCAAGAATCAAACGGGTGCTGTCAATAACTTGTCGAACGCAATCAAAGGAGTCGGCAAAGCAAAGAAACAGGCAAACCAGTCACTCGCTGGAATAGATGAGATTAACAATCTTTCAAGTGGTTCGGGTTCAAGTGGTTCTCTCGGTGGAGGAAATAATCCATTCGGAGACATCGGACAACAAGCTGATGACGCAACGGAAAAGGTTGGAAAGGTTAGTGACAAAGTCCAACTTATCACAAAAGGAATCGGTGACATCGGAAAAGGATTCCATGACATTTTGACAGGGAATTTCAAAAAAGGTCTCAAGGAAATCGGTGATGGAATCGGTGAGATTGCAACTGCTGTCTTTGGTGCGAAAGGAAAGAAATACATTTGGGACGGTCTTGGTGACATCAAGAAAGGTTTATCAGACATTGTGAAAGGTAATTTCAAAAAAGGTCTGAGTGAAATCGGGACGGGTCTCCATGAAATCCTCAACGGTATGGTCGGAAAGAAAAAGGGTGACGAGGTTTGGAGTGGTCTGACTAAAGTCAAGAACGGTCTGCATGACATCATGAAAGGGAATTTTTCACAAGGTTTACACAATATCGGTGCTGGAATGAAATCCATTTATAACGCTCTTGGTGGAAAGACTCTGACAAGCCTCATCAAAGGTGGAATCATCTCAGCGGTCAACATGATAAATGATGTTATTGACTCAATCGATGTTCTTATTAGTCGTATGCAAGATTGGTCGGTCGCTGGAAAACATCCTTTCGGTGGTCTGAAAATGATTCCATCCATTAGAGTTCCAAAATTTGCACAAGGTGGAGTCGTAAACAAAGCAACCCTCGGGATTTTCGGGGAGGCTGGAAAAGAAGCAATAATGCCTTTAGAACGCAACACTGGCTGGATTAACGAACTTGCCTCCAAGATTAACAATCTGAATGGTGGTTCTGACAATGGTGGAGGAAACACTGAAATCTATCTTCAACTGAATGAGGTCACTCTCGGAAAAGTCGTCATCGGGGCAATCAACAAAGTCCATCGAAAAGGTGGAAAAGTGTTACTAAATATTTAATAGAGGTGATTGGAAAATGGCTCTTATTCAAATAAACGGTGTAGACCTTTTAACCCCATCCAAGTTATCAGTCACCATTTCCGACTTGGATGGAGAAACAAATAGAAACGCAAAGGGCGAACTTGTCAGGGACAGAATTGCTGTCAAGCGAAAGCTGTCTCTCCAATATCCTCCTTTGACAACGGCTCAAATCTCATCTGTATTATCAAAAGTCACAAGTGTTTATTTCACTTGTTCTTTCCTTGACCCTTTGGTCGGTGGAACATATTCGGGGACTTTTTATGTAGGTGACCGAACAACACCTTTATATAATGCAAACATGGGACTATGGGAATCAATGACAATGGATTTTATCGAGAAATAGGGGTGCGACTATGTACGGAGTATCTGCAAATTTTAAGACCAGCATTGCGTCAACGGGGAGAACTCTAAACGCATATGCAAAAATCGGGGCGACAACTTATCAAAACGACTCGATTGTTTCAATACACTTTGAGGACACCATTTGTCCTGACACTTATTTTGAGGTCGGGACTGTCTCCTCAGCTTACATCGAAATTACTCTTTTGAATGTGACTGGAAACTTTGACGGGTTAGAAGTCACACCATACATCGGAGTGGACACGACTGGAACTGGAACGTTTGAATATGTTCCCATGGGGATTTTCCAAGTTGAGGAGACGGTTAAAAACAGAGGTCTGCTGACATTAAAATGTTTTGACAGAATGATTAAACTGGAAAAGCCTTTCACAACATCTCTGACCTATCCAGCAACCATCACCGCAATCATGAATGAAATCTGCACAAACACGGGAATCACTTTCTCGGGGACATTACCGAACTACACTGTCCCACAACCTGACATGAGTTCATCCCCAACCTTTCGGGATGTTGTCGGTTTTATCGCTGGTGTATGTGGAGGGTTCGCAAAGTTCAATCGTTCGGGTGTAATGGGTATTAACAATTATTCAATAAATGGAACACCAGTCAGAACGATTGACGGTGGAAACTATTTCGACTTGAACAAGGCTGACGCTATTTATACCATCGGAAAAGTCACAACTGAAAATGACACTAGTTTTACATTTTCAAATGGAACTGTATCAGCGAACACAATGGAGTTAGTCATAGATGGGAATCCTTGGTTCACTTCACCGATTGCGAGCGATGTGTTCACAAAGCTGAACGGTCTGTCTTTCCTTCCTGTCAAAATGGACTGGCAAGGTGACCCGTCTCTTGACATTGGTGATTGGGTGACAGTAAGTGAGTACGGTGCAAGTTCATTCAACACAATAATGACCAATGTCACTTTTGACTTTGCTGGTGGACTGAAAGCAACTTTTGAGGCGATGGGTGAGGGTAAAACTCGAAATCAATATAACACAAACCCAACGATTGTCAGCAACGGATTAGACGCTGTTTCGTCTGTATTGACAAATGAATCAACTGTTTTCCCCGCTGATTACATGGGAAACGTGACATCATATGCGAACAACGTGACAACCCTTAAAATATATAAGGGTACAACGGACGACACCGCAAACTGGACAATCTCTCAGAACAGAAGTTCAGGTTTGTCGGTTACTGAACCGACAACGAGCGACACCGCAACGGTGACTTTTTTATCTTCTAGTGTTGAGACGGGAACAGTGACATTCACTGCAACTAGAGAAGGTTATCCGACACAAACAAAGACGTTCAGTATGTCAAAATCAAAAACAGGTGCAACGGGTGTCAACGGTCAAGCGACTTACACTTGGATTAAATACGCTGATGACTCTGCTGGAACAAACATGAGTGATTCTCCAACGGGAAAAACTTACATGGGCATTGCTTATAACAAAACAACAACAACAAAATCGACAATCGCAACTGATTACACATGGTCATTGATTCAAGGAGCAACGGGAGCAACTGGTTCGACTGGACCACAAGGTCCGACTGGAAACACTGGTGCTCAAGGTCCAATAGGAAACACTGGACCACAAGGAGCAACGGGAGCAACTGGTCCTCAAGGTCCTCAAGGCGTTCAAGGTCCGATAGGTCCAAATGGTCAAGCGACTTACACTTGGATTAAATATGCGGATGACTCTGTTGGAACAAATATGTCAGATAGTCCAACAGGAAAACCATATATCGGGATTGCATACAATAAAACTACTGCAACCGAAAGCACAATCGCCACCGATTACTCTTGGTCTTTAATCTTAGGTCCTCAAGGTGTCCAAGGTCCTCAAGGTGCAACAGGTGCTCAGGGTTCTCAAGGTGTTCAAGGTCCAAAAGGTACTGACGGGACTCAGTACTGGACATGGATTAAATATGCTGATTCCCCTAC